TTCAGCCGTCGCCAATCCACATTCTCATCTACCGGAATAGGCTTGTATTTATGCCGGTAGGGAGATGTGTCTGAGGTAACGTTTAGCTTTATCATTTGTAGGATATACCAGTCAAGTTCGGTATATCTACCTTTTGGGGCTTCCATAAGCCGTGAGAGGAGCTCTGTGGGCTTTTGAAGCAGCATACACATTACCTCGTTCAATACGTCAATAGCTTCGTCTGTCATTCCGGCAAGTGAGCAGTGATACTTAGCGTAATCTAGCCACCTGTCGTAACGTTTCTCAATATATTTATTCAAAGCCTCACTTGCCATAGTCGTCTTTATTTGATATATTTGTTGCTGATTATGAGTGGGTGGCGCTGTGAGGCGCTGCCTTTCTTTTATCTAAGATATTGGAAATAGTTGTTCCATTCTTTTTTAGCCAATTGAGGGGTGAATGAGAATAGGTATCCTAATGATTTTAGGATAATCCCGGCGATAAGAAATAATCCACCTACACATATTGATATAAGAAAAGGAACAGTGAGTATTATTGCTATGATCTTTATGTTTGTTTTCATGCTTATTCCTCCTCTTCGTTCGTATCAAAAAGGTTTGCCATCATATCGACGATATTCGTCTGGATATTATCTTCAGCCCCTAATACGGCGTTACTGATATGCTTCTTTTCTTCTATGATCCGGTATAACTTCTGGTCGATTGTCCGGCGGCCAAGTAGATAGTAGCAGTTTACAGAATCCTTTTGTCCGATACGGTGTGCCCGGCTTTCTGCCTGATCGCAGTCGGCATACGTCCAAGGAAGTTCGATAAAAGCAACATCACTAGCAGCCGTGAGCGTAATACCTGCGCTGGCCGCTTTGATGGAACAGATAATAACGTCTGTCTTCGGATTCTTCTGGAAGGCATCGACAGAGGCCTGCTTCTCTTGCATATCCTGTCTTCCGGTGACGCATACGGCAGAAGGAAAAGCGACAAGCAGCCGGTCTACAATTTCATGCAGGTTGCAGAATAGGATAATCTTTTTTCCATTTTCCCGGAAGTCCTTCACGAAATCGATCACCTCTTTTAGTTTCCCTCGTGCGGTAATGTCTTTCAAGATACCGATACGGACCATTACTTCGCCCTTCAGCGATTTCTGAATCTTCTCGTCGTCCACTTCTTTATATCGTTTCAGGTAATCGATCAAGTCGCGTTCAGCATCCAGATATTCTTTGCGGTTCGTTATCTCACAGGTAACAATCTGACGAACCTTATCCGGGAGCTGGGTGAGTACCTTCGATTTTTCACGGCGGAAGAAGCAATGTTGCCATAGCTTATAGTTTAGCTCCTTTAGATTGCTTGCCTGGTTAGGACCAGAACAATACCGAAGCATGAAACCTTTCCATCCGCCCATATCGATCATGCGGTCCATGATACCTAATTGTGCTACCAAGTCTTTTGGCTTATTGACGACTGGAGTACCGGTCAGCAGGATAATATACTCCTTTCCGGTCGCAATACCCTTACAAAACTTGGTCTGCTGGGTGGCTGTTGATTTTACTTTATGCGATTCATCTATTATCACGGACTTGAACAACTTGATTGTGTTGTGAAATTCGACATCTTTCAAAGTCCACTTCTCCGCTTTCGTGATTCGTCGGACAAAGTATTTCCGCAGGCTCTCATAATTTACGATGAAAACCTGGTTCATTCCAGTTTGCCAGAAGAAAGGCCAGCTATCGCGGACGGAATCAGTTAATACCATCGCTTTCTTGTCTGTAAACTTATGCCATTCCCTTTGCCAATTGATCTTGACAACATTCGGGCAGATGACCAAGCATGGGAAGGCTCCGGCCTTGTTGATGGTGGCGATGCTTTCTAACGTTTTGCCCAAGCCCATGTCATCGCCATTGATAAACCGTTTCAGTTGCAAGCCTCGTGCAATTCCTTGCAGTTGGTAGGGATAAGGCTGCACTTTCAACCCGTGATCCCCTTCCAGTTCCGGCATATCCGGTATTTGGAATGCAATATCTTCCTCTGCCTGTGATTGGGAAACTGTTCCCCATTGTACCGGTTCGAAATGACGGACGTAATAGGTCAGTTGGTCTAACTCAGCTTTGCATTTATTGGTTGCCGGAATCATCCATGCGCCCGTTTGTTTGTCCCACCAGCGGATGGAAACAGAGCTTTTCAGCTTGTCTACAACCTGCTGGCGGTATCTATCAAACGTCACCGCATAACATTGTCCTTTTTCAGTATTTTGCAGTGTAATTGTCATAGTGATAGGTGTTATGCAAATTCGTCAAATGCTTTTATCTCTTCGGCAGCCTCCTGCATTTCCGCTTTTTTCCGGCGACCGCGTTTCTTTGGTTTGGATTCAGCCTCGCCAGTAATATCGGATTCTTCGGGAACATCGAAATCAAACGATTCTTGTTTGATTCCATATTTCCCACCGAACAGGTATGCGTCCACCTCGTAGTCAAGACGGCTGATTATCTGTTTCAAAGCCTCCCCATACGGATATCCCTCGCCGGATTCGTCCTCGAATTTGGTAAACGGGACGGAGAGGTTAAGGACTTGTCCGCTTTTCAGCAGCTTTTGTGCTTGAATGGAAACGCCGGCCGACTCGTCTGATCCACCTTTGCTGTACCCCGTGACAACGATATTCTTCAGCTTTTCGTTCAGATCATCCTCCGATGGGTTTTCAATATTCACGACTTGGGCTTCCTGCATTTCGCAAATCTTGACAGCATGGGGTTTTAACAGGCTTATGGCATACAACAGGTCTGGATGGACGAACTGCTGGGACGATTTGGTTACTTCGTTCTTGTAATTGGCTTCTACAAACCGTTCGGTATAGTCAGCCGTCACCTGGTTGTTTTTGAGTTTAACTTTCTGGATTTCATACACCGGCTGTTCTTTAACTAATTCTTCTTCCATACTATTTAAAATTTAGGATTGTTATAACTTTGAGGCGCTAAGGCCATTTCTGCTTTTGCTTTACTGATTACAGTACGACACCACTCAAGTTGATGGGTCGCGGTCCGGTTCAAACGCTCACACCAATCGACAAGATATTGTTCATCTTTACACAGACTATCGATAATAGCATTTACCGCCTTGGAGGTAGCCCCGGCACGTGAGGCCGTTTCCCGTAACGTATCGAATACCTCTGATTTCTTTTTCCCGTTCAGATGGTATTTGGCATCTGCTAACAGTTTCCCGGTCCGGGCGATATAGACGGCAAGATCGTTTCCACGTAGGACAGCTTCTTGGACTTCTTCACTCATGGTAATATTCAGATAGGAATCAATAGCAGCCAACTCGTTGGATATTTTATCTATGGATGTGATGTTTAAATTCATGTCTGTTGGTCTTTAAAATATATCTTTCGAAAAAAGGATATCCTATTTATTTTCAACCGAACAGCATCCACCAGCGGAAGGTAAGTTCTTCGTATTTCTCTTTCCCTCTCCGGTAGGTCTGCTCGTCTCGTCTGATGAATGCTTTAAACACTTTCTGGTTCTTCTTGGATATACCATAGATGAAATCCTGACGACTTCCGGCAATGTCCATATACCAGGCACGGGAACGGTCCCAATCGAAGAAGTCAATCGCTTCGTTGAACTGCTTTTGCGTTTGGGCGAAGGTCGTTTTCAGGTCCCCGCCGAATCCGAATGTCGGAAGCCACCAGTCCCATTTGCACCGGGTGTCGAGAGTGTATTCAAAGTTGCCATATTGGAAACATTGCGCCTTATTGACCATGAACCGTTGTGTTTCGGCTTTTTCCAAGACTAACGCAAGCATCGGGTCATGCCGGGCTTCCATCCGGAGCGACTTCTTCATGGCCTCTGCCAGCTCCCAATCCTCGCCGGAATACAAGACATCGTCCACCATGTGTTTGTCGTACCTTACCCGTTCCGGTTCGGTAAGCATCGCATCGAGCAGGCTGCCGAACTTGAAAGCTTTCTCCTTATCCCCGTATTGTGTACGAGGATAGAGGAGGTTCTTTAGTTCTGTCAGGTCGGAGTTGCTAACTTCCGACCGTTGGTAATACATATCTTGCATCTTCTTCTTTGAGTTTTAAGTATTCAATGACCGCGAAGTCAAATTCAAAATTGTAAGTGTTATCCATCAGCCACCGGAACCATTTGCGACCCTCTTCCGTATCGAGAATCTTTTTCAGAATACTGGGTTGCTTCCGGTATTTTCCAAAGTTTATCCATGAGGACAGATATAGTTTCTTTTTCATATCATTTGGCAGTTACATTATCGACATACTTCACGAATGCGGACTGAATTTGCTCTCCGTCCTTATTCACAACTTTCTCGCAATAGGTAATCATCTTCTTGTGAACCTTTTCAAGATCCTCCATATTCATATTGATTCCTTCGCGCATGAACCACATCTGATACACCTGCATGAATCCTTGCGGATTGGTCACTTGTATCTTCTTCTTGACTTTGGCTTTTGTTGGGGTGGGCGACATACTGGCGGCAGAGAAATCGAAAGCGGCTTGTACTTCGGCGGCGGCTTTGTCGGCTTCCGCTTTGGATTTGGCCTCTTCTTCCCGGCGTTTGCGTTCTTCTTCTTGTCGTTTCCTTGCTTCGGCTTCCCTCTGTTTGCGATCTTCTTCCAAGCGGGCAGCTTCGGCTGCGTTGGTGCGGCGCAGTTCTTCCTGCTCTTCCAACTGTTTGCGAAGGCTGGGAAGTTTGTCAATCAGATCTTGTTTCAGTCCGGTTATTTCAAACGTATAACGTTCGGTATATTCGCGTTTCTTTTGTGCGGCCACCTCATTTTTGATAGCCTTGCGGGTTTCCGCATCCATGTAGAAGGTTTGTTTGTTGTCAGAAACATTCTGAATGAACGCACTCCAAGAAAAGTTGGTTCCTGTTTCGGAAATTTGCCGGCATACCTCGTTGTAGGTAGCAAGGGTGGCACGGCTGAACATGTTGTTCAGTGCGTTGATATGCTTTTCCACGTATGAAGCGTACGCCATTTCCAGCATGACAGTAATATCCGACCGGTATTGCGCCTTTTCGTTCTCCAACATCTGTTTACGGCGGGCCTCCTCTTCCCGTCGCTTTTGTTCGGCAATCTTCTTGGCCGCGTATTTGTTGCGGGCCTGTTGGAGCTTATAGGGAATAGTGGTGACCGATTTGACGTCGATGGCCGATTCCAAAGAAGTAAACGACTTACTGACCGTAGCCAGAAGTTGCGTCAATGGCTTGCGACGCTTGTTCATGTTTTCTACTGTTATTTTCGTCTTCGCCAAATACTCTGAGACCGTCGCGTCCAGTTCATCCGAGCTAATACCTCCTTCCGCTTCAATGGTGTCCAGAAGTGCTTGTCCGGCCTGGTTGCAGGCCGATACGGAAGTCTGGTTACGTTGCAAGGTGGCAGGAGCCGATTGCATGATTTGATTGAACTCTTCCACTTTGATAAGAGAATTGTTAGCTTGTGTATCCATTTTGATAAATTTTTGAGTGATTGATTGAGTGTATTAAAATCCGGCTTCTTCATCTTCTTGTGATATTTGGGCTGTTATACCTGATGCGGGTACCGGTTCCGTTTGCGGTTGCTCTCCGAATCCCTGTAAAGGATTTTCCGATTTGGGTTGAAGGGCTTGTGGTTGCTGCACGGTCTGGTTGGGCTGGATAACGGTTGTTTCTTCCAATCCGTAGTCAATATCCTGCGGTTCTTCCTGTGTCTCAAATACTGTAAACTTTCCGGTCCTGACTTTGGGATATCCGTCGAATGCGTGTTTGATCAGCTTGCTTTCCAAGAAGCCTGGATCGATGCCACCTTCGTTTGAGGTATAGAGAGCGTTTGCTTTGCCTTCCTTCTGCCGGGTTTGAGGGTTCCAACGTTGATTGTTTTTGAAGCTGTATGCCTCCAGGCGCTTGATATCGCCCTCCATCATCCAATGCCAGTCCACAGTGCCGTCAGCACGGACGATACGGATAAAGCCGCCGATAACCTTGTTTGATTTGCGGGGACAGGCTGCCTGGTAGGTAACCGTCTTTACGCCATCAACTAAACCGGGAGAGAAGGTATCGCCTTCATAGCAGACAACCGGATTATCCACATACCGAACCTGTCCGGCACGCTGGCGCATCACCAATTCGCCATATCCGGTGATGGACAGATAAGCGCGTTGTTCGTAGATATCGTTACCATTGTTATCCTTATAGCCGGTCTTTGTGTTGCGTGGGAGGACATAGCAGTGGGGGCGTCCCGTTGGGTCAAGGGAAAGGCCGTTTACGGCAATATCCAAGAAGCAACCGTATAAGGACAAGGGAGTACATCTTTGCAACTCCGGTTTGTCCTGCAAGATTTTCCGAAAGT